AAGAATTCGGATATATACCTCAGTCATGGTTATAAAATGAGAAGACTTTGGAACTGGATCAAGGGTGAGTACAAACTTTGGAAACTCCGTCGTCAAGACCCATACATCTACGAGGACGACGACGAGTAAAAATGATTAATTATTGGGCGATACCTAACATGGGTAAGATGCATATGATGCAGCTTATTGAAATTAATCAAATGACATATACTAAAACTGGTGGTAGATATTACTTCTACAAACAGTGGCACGACCCAAACAACTATAAGAAAAGAATAGAACAATCATTTGTTGTCAGGAGGGGTCAATCAAAAATAGAGAAACCAATAAAAACTAAACTAACATTTGGACAGAAACCTGATGACATATACACTGATGTCCATCCATACTTAGATGCAGCACACGATAGTCCTGAAAGCACCACAAAAATGCACTCTAATACGAGTGAGGTTGGTGGAGATCTTATGTTTAGTTACTTTGGACGTGTAAATGATAGAAAACCACCTGATGAGTTCATGAAAGGTAAAGATCCTATTGAAGTATTCTTTACTGACAAATATTTCAAAGAAAAGCAAAAGCACTTTCCAGTATCACCTGGTTCTAATTACCTTGCTACATTTTTAGAACCATGGTTATTGAATCATACTGATTGGATCAAAGATCATGTAGATGAAATAATAGATGTTGATATTCTTTTCAATCCCTTTTCGCTTATGGGTCTATACATGCTTGGTTATCCCAAAGATTTCATGAAGATGGAGAAGGATGACCTTCAACTATATGTTTTGAAATTGTACAGATCAAGAAAAAATGTAGTTCCATACAAAGAAAATTTGATTGATTGTTTTGCAAGTAAACTCAAAAGAATAAAGAAGTTTGATGTTATGACAAGGTATAAACAAGATAAAAGACTCATATGGAGACACCTTGATGGTGTTGTTAGAAATTTGAGAAGAATAGAAAAGTTCTTACAGCATAATGATATAGAACCCATATACTTCAATATGGATAGAGATGATTATGGTGAGGTATTTGGTTTTCATAAGAATGAACTACCACGAAATCAAACACATCCAGGTGACTATCCTGAAAGAGAGCAATTTGAGGCATTAGCGAAGGAATATGTTACAATAAGGGATATAAGAGATATCAGGAGGCGAAACAGATTACGTGATTGGATTTAGTGAGGGTTTCCATGACGCTGCTGTAGCAGTAGTCAACAATGGCAAAATTTGTTATGCAGCACATTCAGAGAGATACTCTAAAAAGAAACATGATAAGCACTTAGATCTTACTGCTGCTTCTACAGCACTATTGATTTCTACTGATGGTAAGATAGCGTTCTATGAGAGACCTTGGTTGAAGAGGACTAGACAGTTCTTTGCAGGTCAGAAGGCATGGTATAGACCTAGGAATCTATCACTTCAACCCACTGAGTATCATAGTCATCATAAGTCTCATGCAGCAGCAGCGTTTCAAACCTCTCCTTTTGAACAAGCAGCATGTGTAGTGGTTGATAGCATAGGAGAATGGGATACCACATCAATATGGACTGCGGAATATAAAGACGGAAAAGCAGTATATAAAAAGAGATGGTCGCAATGGTATCCGCAATCTATAGGTTTATGGTACTCGGCACTCACGAAGTGGGCGGGATTGCGTCCTCTAGATGAGGAGTATATCTTTATGGGTATGGCAGCGTTTGGTAATCCTGTGTATATGAACGTGGTGGAGAAGCAGTTGCATAGGAATAATCATAAGGGAGCGAGGATAGGAGACTATGATAAGTGTGATATTGCAAAGAGTGCAGAGAGAATACTTCAATTAGAACTCAATAACATATTTGCAAGAGCATCGACATACAGTAAGAATATCTGTTATGGTGGCGGTGTCGCCCTCAACTGTGTAGTAAACACTGGATTGAGGGAAATGTACAATATGTGGATCATGCCTTGTCCTGGTGACGCTGGTGGTGCTTTGGGTGCAGCATGTCTAGCGTATGGTCGTAAGGTTGCTTTCAGTCCTTACCTAGGATATAATATACAGAAGTTATGTGATCCAAGGAGAGTTGTTGATGCAATCCTCGAAAAAAGAGTCGTGGGGGTTGCAAATGGCCGTAGTGAGTTTGGTCCTCGTGCTCTCGGTAATAGAAGTTTATTGGCGGATCCAAGGGAAGCTGGAACAAAAGACCTAGTAAACGAAATAAAGAGGAGGGATAAGTTCAGACCTTTTGCACCTGCAATACTTGAGGAACATTGTCAAGATTACTTTGATATGCCTAAACAATCAAGGTATATGTCTTATGTTTATAAATGTAAGCAGCAGAAGGCGATACCTGCCTGTATACACGTTGATGGATCTGCTAGGGTACAAACAGTGCCAAAAGATTCAGAAAGCATTCTAAGACCCATACTGGAGTGCTGGTACGAACGTACTGGTTGTCCTGTATTATTGAATACGTCTTTGAATATAAAAGGTAAACCTATGGTGAACACTATAGGGGATGCAATACAATTTTCGCATAAGTATGATGTCACTGTGTTTTAGTGGATGTAGCATCACATGGGGTGATGAACTACAAAACAAATTTCAAGAAAGATACAGCACTCTTGTATCACAACATTATGATGCGAGACACACAAATATTTCAGCATGCGGTATCAGTAATGATACAATTGTGAGAAATACAATCAAATATCTTCAAAACACAAAATCAGATATAGTCGTATTACAATTTACTGTGACATCGAGAATAGAATTTTATGAAGAAAATAAAGATCCTCAGTTTTATACTCCACAAAACATAAGGACTATGGCTCATAGAAATTATTACACAAAAATATACAATGATGTGCTTGGTGTGGAGAACATGTGGAAAAACATTTTCTTATTTGACTCGTATTGTAAGAGTGTTGGTCAAAAGTATGTTTCTATAATTGGAGATCACTATGAACCTAGTATCTTAAGACCTCAAGAATTTTATAAAGGGCACGTTGGATATTGGAGACAATTATGTAAAGATTATAACCCTGTCTTGATACAAAATCAAATATTAGGAGGTGATATAGATAATCCAGAAAATTATGCTAAAGGTATAAATGGCGGTCACCCAAGTGCAGAAGGTCACAAAAAAATAGCGAATAAAGTTATTGAGTTGATAGACGCTATATAAAGTGTTATAATGATTATGACTGAACTCTAATTATGGCTAAAGGATTTAAGGTGGTCTCTAAACCACCTACTGCGAAAGAAGACGCTTTTGATATTGAAAAGACAAAGGAACTTCTCAAAGGTAAAAGTATTGTATTTTGTTTACCTGGCAGAGGTGTCTCATATATCTTCCTAAAGAATTTCGTATCACTCTGTTTCGAGTTGGTACAGAATGGAGCAAATATACAGATTGCACAAGACTATAGTTCTATGGTGAACTTCGCTAGATGTAAAGTTTTAGGTGCGAACGTGTTGAGAGGACCTGACCAACTACCTTGGGATGGCAAACTAAACTATGATTATCAATTGTGGATTGATAGTGATATAGTTTTTACTAATGAAAGTTTCTATCGTGTGCTTGCAATGGATAAAGATATTGCAGGTGGATGGTATGCTACAGAGGATGGTAAGACTACATCATGTGCACACTGGTTAGAAGAAGATGATTTCAAAGAAAATGGTGGTGTGATGAATCATGAGATGGTTGATGGTATTGTCAAGAGACGTAAACCATTTACTGTTGATTATTCTGGTTTTGGTTGGTTGCTAATCAAGAAAGGTGTATTTGAAAATAAAGAGATAAAGTATCCTTGGTTTGCACCACAGATGCAAGTCTTTGACTCAGGTGAAGTACAAGATATGTGCGGTGAGGACGTGTCTTTCTGTCTCGATGCAATCAAAGCAGGTTATGAAATATGGATAGATCCCCAGTGCAGAGTCGGTCACGAGAAAACTAGAATCATATAGATACAGCGTATGCAACTTATAACGGATATGGATTTATATGACATATACATCAAAGGGTCACTAGAGTTCAAGTCAATCACAGAAGAGGAAATGGAGGATAAAATACAGGAATTGGCAGAAGATTATTACAAGGAAGGGTTTCCCCATCCAGATGAAATAGAGGTTAGATACCTCGGACATGAAGAAGACTCTCAGTAGAGGGTCTTTTTTTTGCTCTAAATAATGATAAATATACCCAGACTATAAAGATCTAGTGCCAGCACAGACTTTTTCACAAGGATTTAAAGATATTTCTCTATCTTTCAAAAAACATCCCGTAACGGATGATATTCTTGTGTTGAAAAATGAGGATGCGATAAAGCGATCTGTGCAAAATCTAGTTCGTATACAAGTGGGAGAGGTGTTTTTCAATAGATTATTAGGGACTCGAATAAGCGGATCATTATTTGAACTCGCCACAGATAATTATGTTGACCCTATAAAATCAGAAATTGAGACTACCATTAAGAATTTTGAACCAAGAGTAAAGTTGACAGATGTAGCATTCAATTCTACACCTGATCAAAACTCAATTGATGTAACTATATTTTATGATATTGTCGGTCTAAATGCACCAAATCAATCAGTCAATTTTATTCTCGAACCAACTAGGTTATAATGGCACTGCAACAATTCACAAACCTAAATTTTGAAGACATAAAGTCTTCTATTAAAGATTATCTCAGAGAAAATTCTAATTTCTCGGATATGGATTTCGAGGGATCTAATTTATCAGTAATAATAAATCTGTTAGCGTATAATTCATATACAACTGCATATAATAGCAACATGATAGTCAATGAGACATTCATTGACAGTGCAACACTTAGAGAAAATGTAGTATCTTTAGCAAGAAACATAGGTTACGTTCCAAGATCCAAAAGAGCAGCAAAAATGCTTGTTGACTACTCTATAACAGGAATTACAGACACAAGCACTTCAATAACCTTTCAACCAGGTGTGATTGCTAATGGTACCGTCTCAAATGTCAATTATATATTCTCTATACCAGAAAAAGTCACAGGCACTGCACTAGATGGTGAAGCTAATGGCACTATTGAGATCTTTCAAGGACAATACCTTGAGTCTTCTTATACAATGAATGATTCGCAACCAAATCAAAGATTTATCATACCTAATAATGGTGTCGATACATCTACTATAAGAGTAAATGTAAAAGAGAATAATTCAAGCACTACTGTCACTGAATATAAACTTGTAGATAATATTATAGGTGTTACATCCACATCAAACATATATCTTATACAAGAGACAACTGATGAAAAATATGAAGTTTTATTTGGAGATGGTATTTTTGGTTCAAAATTAGAAAATGGTAATATAATTGATATATCATACATTAAAACAGAGGGTAAGAATGGTAACGGTGTTGCTAGGGTCTCTTTTGCAGGTGTCATAAAAAATCAAGATGGTGCAACTGAGACAAATACTGATACTGCAGTCACTCCTCAATATCCGTCTGAAAATGGTGATGATATAGAGGATTTACGAAGTGTGAGATACTATGCACCTAGATTGTATTCATCTCAATACAGGGCAGTCACTGCAAGTGATTACGAGGCAATCATACCTTCAGTATATGCTAATATAGAATCTATAAGTGCTTTTGGTGGAGAGGAGTTGACACCTCCTAAGTATGGAAGGGTGTATATAGCTGCTAAACCTAAAAATGGTTCTTTCCTATCAGAGTTTACTAAAAAGCAAATACTCACATCATTAAAAAATTACTCTGTAGCAGGTATCGTACCTGAATTGATTGACTTGAAATTTTTGTATGTTGAGATTGACAGCTACGTTTATTATAATTCAAACTTTATTGGTGATACTAATAATCTTAAATCAGATGTGATATCATCACTCACTTCCTTTGCAAGTGGAACTGAATTGAATAAATTTGGTGGTAGATTCAAATATAGTAAAGTTTTATCTCTTATTGATAGGGTAAGCGACTCTATTACATCAAACATAACAACAATAAGAATCAGGAGAAACTTGATAGCTCAAATCAATGTATTTGCTCAATATGAGATATGCTTTGATAATACATTTCATAGAAATGATTCGAGTTATAATATCAAGTCAACTGGATTCAATATATCAGGAGTATCTGGAACTGTATATTTCTCAGATCAATATGTCTCTGGTGATACTGGTACTTTATTCCTTTTTCAAATTGATTCAGACTCATCAGTAAAAATATTGTCAACCTCATTTGGATCTGTTGATTATGCAAAAGGTGAAGTAATATTAGACACAGTAAATATTACATCCACCCTCCAATCTGATAATATTGTGGAGATACAAGCAATACCTCAATCCAATGATGTATTGGCAAGAAAAGAATTATATTTACAATTTGATGTGTCAAATAGTAATTTCTACATGAGAGAAGATCCGATATCGTCTGGTGCTAATACCTCAGGTACAAGATACAATCCTCAGTCTAGTTACACAAATGGTGCGAAGGTAAGGGGAGCAATAGTTACAAGCACTTCTTCCGCAACCACTTTAGTTGGTTATGTAAATGGTCAACCATACTACGGTGCATTCCATACCATGTCAAATGGAAATAAGATGACAGGTTCATCTCATTCTCCTGATAGTCTTCCTATTACAACCACTCCTACAAGTACGATAGATACTTCATCGACTTCAGTGTCTTCGACATCTACTACATCTACTACATCATCAACATCATCCAGTAGTTACGGATACTAATGATCCAGACATCGCTTACAAAAGTAAAAGTAAATGAAATAATTCAGAGTCAAATACCAGAGGTAATTGATTCGGAGAATCCTCGCTTTGGTGAATTTATAAAACAGTATTACATCTCCCAAGAATTTCAAGGGGGAACAATTGACATAGCTGATAATTTAGTTGAATATAAAAGTTTAGACTTTCTCAATAATGAGACTCTGACTGGATTCACAACTGTATCACAGTATGCGAATGGTGTAGACACAACAATATATGTGGACTCTACTAGAGGGTGGCCAAGTCAATGGGGTCTTCTCAAAATCAATAATGAAATAATAACTTATACAGGTATAGGCAGCACCTCATTTACTGGTTGTGTGAGAGGATTTAGTGGTATAGAGAATAACAGAAAAACAAATAGTCCTGAGTACCTTACATTTTCATCGTCAGGAATAGGAACACATGGTGTAGATGATAAAGTTACCAATTTAAGTAATATTTTTCTAAATGAGTTTTTGAAAAAACTCAAAAAACAAATTTTACCTGGTTTTTCAGAGAGAAACCTTTTTAATAAATTAGATCAAAGTAATTTCATAAGACAATCAAAAGATTTTTACAGAACAAAGGGAACTGAGGAAGCATTCAAGATATTGTTTGGTGCACTATATGGTGAGAAGGTTGAAATGATTCAACCATCAAAATATGTTATAAAACCATCTGATGCAGGTTATGTTGTAAATGATGTATTATTATGCGAACTTATTACTGGTGATCCTCTCATGATATCAGGTCAGAGTTTGGTTCAAGAAACTGAACCTCTTCAAACCAGTGGTTCTATTACTAATGTTGAGAAATCTGTAATAGGAAATAACACTTACTATAAAGTTGCGATATCTAAAGGAACAACCATAGGTAAATTTCAGCAAGTAGGTAAAACATTCATCACCAACACTGCAGGGATAGGTGCAACTGTATTGAATGTAGACTCAACTATTGGTTTTGGTGCTACAGGCACAATATCATTTGAGAATAGAATTTTAGAATACTCAGGTAAGAACTATACTCAATTTACAGGTATAACATCACTGACATCGCCATGTGGTATAGGATCTACAGTTAGATCTGGAATTGTTGCAACATCATATGAAAATGGTAATCTTTCAGCACCAGTTAGATTCAATGTGCTAGGTGTTCTGAATGAATTTGTAGGATCTGCTATAAATCAACAAGAAGAAGCAAATATTAATATAAGTCAACTTGGTAAACAAGAAACAGAACTTAGATATTCTACATGGATTTATAACAACGCTTCATGTTACACTGTAGACTCATTTGCCTTACAAAGTGCAAATAACTACGTGATGTTCCTAGCAGCTGAGCACTCTCTTTATGTTGGCGATCAAATAGAAGTTATAGATCAAGATGATCCTGATAATGTCTTACTTGGTAGTATAACGTTTGTTTTTGAGATAGGCAACCCATCTGGATCTATATCAGTCAATGTTCCAACCCTTGATTTTGATAAGAAATACAAGATAAGAAGACAATTAAAACTGCAAGGAGATTTTACAGCTGACGTACAGAACACATACACAGATGGTACATCTGCATACGTTGCATCAAATAGTCTACCTCATTGGACAATAGATCCGCAAAAAAGAATAAGGTCATTTACAAACTCAGGTATATCTACAACTCAGGTAGAGATAAATGTGCCAGATCACAATTTACATGATGGAGATCTTGTAGTTTACTCATCATCTGGTATAGGCACTCTTACTAATTTGAATGAGGGTGAAGCATACTACATCAAGAAGGTAGATAATAATACTGTAAAACTTGCATATACAGGAGAGAATGTTAGAAGAGGTCAATTCCTCACTGCTTTCACTGGTATTGATATACAAGGAAACACCTCTCATACATTGACACCTTTTACCATATTTGGATATGAATTGGGTGCACAAAAAATACTAAGAAAATTTGATAGACCTGAATTTGCTGACGGAGAAAATGTAGAGACCGTTCAGGGTGGTGTAGGATTATTTGTAAATGGTGTAGAGGCATATTCTTATAAGTCATCTGATCTTGTTTATTTTGGACCTTTAGAAAATGTAGAAGTGCTCAATACTGGATCAGGTTATGATGTTATCAATCGACCAAAATTGATTGTATCACAAGATGGTCACACAGGTGTTGCTGCATCAGTCATCGCACAGGTTGAGGGCACATTACAGGAAATATTGGTTGACACTGAGGGTTTAGACTATGAAGATATTCCTACAGTAAAAATATTAGGTGGAAATAATACAACAGCTAGAGCAAGGGCAAAGATGAAGTTCACACATCAAATTGTTGAATTTGATGCTACATCAACAGGTGGTGTTGTCAATACAGCGACAGACCGATTTGTGTTCCCTGCTCCACATGGATTCAAAGACGCAGAGGAGATAATATATGATACGAATGGAAGTAGCACTATAGGTATAGGTGTTACACCTGGCACTCTTATTGATACTGCACCATACTTTGTTGTCAAAATAAATGACCATGAAATTCATCTTTCAGAATCAAAAACTAAAGCATTAGCAGGTATTGGTACTCTCTCTCTTACCAGTAATGGTGGGGGACTTCAAAGATTCAAAACAACTGCTAGAAGACAGAAAGTAGATAAAGTTTTAGTAGAGGATTCTGGATTTTTCAAGAATAGGGAGATACGAACTGTCACAGGTATCAATACATTTACAAATACTGTGAACATATCTAATCATGGTTTTAATGATGCTGAGAAAATCAAATATTCATCAAACGTAAGTGTTATTGGTGGTCTTACTAATAACTCTGAATATTTTGTTGATAGGATCGATGATAATAACTTTAGATTATGTGAAGTCGTAGGTCTCGCTACCCATATAGAACTGAAAGACAATGGACTAGGAACTCATGTATTCCAAGATCCACTTATATCAATTGAAATTAGTGGAAGGCAGGGAATCAATACAAGTAATGCTAGTGCAACTCCAATTATAAGAGGTAATATAATTGGAGTTCATGTAAATGAAAAGGGGAGTGATTATGGATCAACTGTAATAAATGATAATTACAAACCAACAATAGAGCAACAAATAGGTAAGAATGCTTTCTTACAACCATTTATAGTAAATGGTCAAGTAGATCAAATAATCATAAAACATGGTGGGGAAAATTTCTTCAGCACACCAGATATTGTTATATTAGGTGATGGTGTTGGTTGTAAAGCAAAAGCCAATGTATCTAATGGTACTATAACCAGTATTGATATAATAACAAAAGGTGCTGGATATAGTCAATCACTTACAAGTGCTTCAGCGAGAACACCTGGCGAAGGATCTATATTTTCTGGATCTATAAAAGAGTGGAGAATCAATCAAGTAGAAAGATACGCTAAGTTTGGTGATGTAAGTGCTGACGATGGATTCTTAGAGACACCAAGAGTTGCAGATCTAGGTAACCCTTATGTCAACTACTATGTTCCTAGAAACCTCAGGAACTTTTTGGGTGATTTAGGACAAGACCATTCACCAATAATAGGTTGGGCTTACGATGGAAACCCAATTTACGGTCCTTATGGTGTAGTAGATGGTAGTAAGAAGTATATTGAATCGAGTTATCGTAAGTTGGCGAGTCAAAGAGTTGATGGACCTAGTATAAGCATTTACCCAGCTGGATTCTTTGTGGAAGATTTTACATACGTTGAGGGGACAGGGGATCTTGACAAGCATAATGGTAGATTCGCTGCTACACCAGAATTTCCAAATGGTGTATATGCTTACTACACTACACTGAATCCTATACAAGTACAAAACGCTAATAGTCCTTTCAATGGCGTGAGAACACCTACATTCCCTTATATTATAGGAGACACTTACTATTCAAATTTACAGCGATTCAATAATTCATTCGAGTCTTTACAAGATTTAGATCCAGTATCGATGAATCTTGTGCGAAACACAAAAGCATATAACATTAATGAATATGAGTTTGTTCCAAATGCAAATAAAAATACAAATATCAATTCCAAAATAACAGTAACGAAGAGTGGTGGTGTAGATAGGATAGACATTGTTACAGCAGGTAAAAATTATAACGTTGGTGATAGTCTTGTTTTTGACAACAAAGGAACCAAGGGTGCTGGTGCCATAGGAAAAGTAAGTAGAGTCGAAGGACCTGGTATCACTACAATCACATCAACTATTACTTCTATACCTGATGTAGTATTATTATCCAATGGTAATGTAGTAACTGCAATACATACAGGTCCTCATGGTATATCTAATAACTCTTTTGTTGAAATTATAGGGATATCAACAACCACACATTCCAATCTTACAGCAAATAAAAGAATAAGTCTGAAAGAAGTTAGCACTGGTCTGGGTGTGTCCATGGGAGCTATCGCTACAGGACTCACAACAAGTGTAATAATAAATGAGTGGATGCCTGAAATCACTGCAAAAAATAAATTCAATATTAATGACATAGTACAAATTGACAGCGAGCAACTTAAGATACTCAACTTTGATGTCAAGAATAACAGACTAGAATTATTGAGAGCACAGAATGGTACGACTGGTGCTGCTCACACATTTGGGTCAAAGATAACAAGACTTGAGAATGAGTTTACATATGAATTGGAAGATTCAGTAACACTAGACACTCCAGAAGACATAAGTTATTACTTCAACGCTGAGAGTTCTGTGGGTACAGGTAATACATTTGGTGTAGGAATCGGCACCACAGTTACAGTAGCTGGAAGAGGTGGTAATCAAATAACTTCATTTTTTAATAACGAAACAAAAAACATCTTTATACCAACAAGATCTTTCTACTTACCTAATCACCCATTCAAGACTGGTGACAAGGTAGAATACAATCCTGGTGCTGGCACATCAATCAAGTACCAAACTCAGGCAATGAAAAATGTCAATGTCACATTCACAAGACCAATGCCACCTGAGGTTTTTGTTCAAAAAATCGACAATGATCTTATAGGTATTGTTACTTCTCAATCACATATAGGTTTGGACACACACAGGGTTATGCTCAGTGCTAACGCTGGTATTGGTAATACTCATTTCTTCAAAACTAAAAAAGATGTAGTCACAGGTACAGTCAGAATAATCAATGTAAGTGCAACTTCAAATAATCATACATTCAGACCAGATGATAAGATTGATTTGACTGTTGTATCATCAGCAACCAGTTCTGTCACTGCTGTGTACGATCCTGGCACAAGATTTGTAAGTATAGGTTCATCTGTAAACCCACCTATCTCTCTCACTCTAGGAGACACACTAGAGATTGATACATCTGATGTGTCACTTGAGAATACTAAATTATCATTCTTCTTAGATCAGAATTATAATAAACCTTTTGTTGGCACTGGTAAATCTGCTATTGAGGTAGTAAACTCTGGTATACCTGGTAATGGTGGATCAAAAACATCTATACACTTCACAGATCGTGTCCCCAACGTATTGTATTACAAATTCTTGGCATTGCAAAATACAAAAACAATTGAAACTGATAAAGATATCAAAGATTTCTCCAAGATATTTGTAAATCCAAGTGTGTTCACAGGTGATCATACTATTTCTTCAACAACCACAAATACTTTCCAATTCAACTTGAATAAAACTCCAGAAAGAGTAGGGTATTCAAGTGCTTCACAATTGACATATACCACAGACTCTAAAAATATAACTGGAGGTGTGGCAAGGGTATTGTTGCAAGGTCGAGGTATATTGTATAAAGACGTACCTCAAGTTTCTGTAGCATCCACTACAGGTACATCAGCTAATCTAAAAGCGTTCAGTAAAACTATAGGTGCTATTGATAAAGTGCAAATGGTTGATACTGGATACGATTATCCTTCAGATTTAACTCTACAACCTCAAGCAGCAGTACCACAAGTTTTATTCTTGAAAGATAATTTCGCTGTTGATAGCGTTGCTATCACTTCTACTGGTAAAAATTATCTAGCTCCTCCTGAGTTTGTTGTATATAATAGCAAAACAAATTCAGTAAATGAAAATGCAAAATTTGAGGCGGAGATAGAGGGAGGTGCAGTATCTAAAGTCAAGATTGTCACAGCTGGTGGAAACCTAAGTTCAGGTGATGTTGAATTACTTGCTGTTAATAATAGTAATGGTGTTGGTATTATAAGTGCCACATATAATGATCCTAACGTAACACTCAGACTGCAAACACCTCTAACTGGATTCAATACAGCGATACCATTCCCATTTACTGTCGGTGATAAAGTATTTGTTGAGAACGTTGGTGTCAGCACAGGTAATGGATATAATTCATCTGATTACTCATATCAATTATTTACTTTGACTGGTGTGAATACTGCCTTTGGTAATGTCAATGGGGCAACGATCACATATGAAGTTGACAGAGATCCTGGCACACATGATTTTGAAAAGTATGGTGTTGTAATAATGGATCAAGATCTTGCAAAATTTAAGGTCAACCTAATAGAATCAACTTTCTTGACTGGAGAACCAGTGGTATCATCATCTGGTAAAGAGGCACAAGTCATCGTTGGTGATGGAAAAACAAGGAATGTTTTACGTATTGACACACTTGTTGGATTCAATACTGGAGATGTAATAACAGGTAAGTTTTCTAAAGCAGGTGGTACTATAGATTCTACCCAACAATACACTGGTCACTTTAATCTTGATACATCTACAGAAAAACCATTTGGATGGGAAAAAGACACAGGAAAAACAAGTGATTTCTATCAGAGAATACAAGATAATGATTATTATCAAAGTTTTGCATATTCTCTCAAGAGTTTTGTGGGAATTAATAGTTGGAGTGAGCCAGTTGACTCACTTGCACACATAGCAGGTTTCAAAAAACACTCTGATCTTCTTATAAATTCTGTGCCAACTGGAATAGGTAGTTTCAGATATAATGATAACTCACCACCACCAATCGGTATCTCATCTGGTGCTGGTGGTGTGGTATTGATTGACGCAGAAGCATCATTATTAGATAAAGTCAATTTTGATCTTGTAAGTGAGAATACTAACCTTGATGAGAATATAAGTGATGAGGTCACCTTTACATCTGGTAGATTTGGAGATGCAATTATATGTAAATCAAACAGAGTGTTAGACATTGATGATCTAAGTCCTCAATTCTACTCTGATCCTAACCTTATAAGGTCTGTAGAGTTAGATACTTTTGACATGTTGACTGGAGGACCTGGTGGTGATGGTATCAATGCAATCAAATATTATGCACAAGTGGTGCTTGATACATCGCTAGGTATATCCTTCAACGCTACACAATACTCAGAGTTTGTAGTATTTCATGATGGCACAAATGCTTATCTCAACACTTATTCAGAACTAAGTGATTCTGAAGACCTTGGTGAATTTACAACTGATGTGAGCGGTCCTCTTGCGAGTGTGCTTTTTGTACCAAATAATTCAGCATTTAGTTATGACATAACATTCCACAAAGAGGTTATTACAAATGGTGTGGGTGTTGCATCAACATCATTTGGATTCCAAGAATACAAGGGTATGACAAAGCAACTCAATGTATTTGGATCTGCAGTGGTTCAGGAAGTGGATGCAATTGATGCTACCATGTACAAATCTGGAAGTGTTCTTGTGTCAGCGAGAGGACCTTTAGGTGAGAAGGAGATTGACGAATATACCTGGTTAGCAGATGGATCAAACAAAGTCTTATTTACAAACTTTGGTAACATGGATGCTGATACGGACATAGGCACATTCCAAGTCAATATGTTGAGTAATGTATTGAAACTAAGGCACACAGCCCCTGTTGGTATGGCTGTAACAGTGTCTGCATTATCAAGATCTGTGGGTATAGCACAGACTCATGGTAATACTGGTATTACTGGTGCGTACGTAGTAGGTGACACTGAACTAGATGGAACATTCACAACCATCGTTGCAAATGGTTCACCATCACTACAAGTCATATCTACAAAATCATACAGTAATTACACAACTTGTAGATTCCATGTTGAGATCAATAATACCACTGATAGCACATACTCTGTATTCATAGTAGGTGCTAATTCTTATGGTGGTAATGCATCATATAACAAATATAATAACCTATACACAGCAGATGCTGAGAAACGTAACATCGACAACACTGACATACATATTACTGGTAGTAATACCGAACTAAGGTTCTTACCAGTCGCAAATAAAGCATACACAGTGAGAGTAGCTGAACTCAAGATTGACAAACCAGATTCAGTATCAAGTAATCAAACATATAACCTATAATGTCATTCCAATTAGGGTCACTCAACAAACAATTCAACACTGAGACTGAGAGTTTCCAAAGGTCATTCAACCTTACACACAAGGGTGACCCTATTTTCTCCCACGAATTTGACGGAAGTAATTCAACTAATGTTATTGTAAGTTCAAATACTTTTGTCATAAAGAATCATTTTTATGTTAGTGGTGAGGAGTTGACATATGATGCAACAGGAAATACAGCAATTGGTATAGATCATACTAGCAGTGGTATTGGAGCTGACACGTCACTACCTTCCTCAGTATTTGTGATAAAAGTAGATGAAGATAGATTCAAAGTTGCTGCCTCTAAAGCACTAGCTTTGGCAAATGATCCTATTGGATTGACCACCGTAGGGGTTGGTTCTACACATAGATTCACTGCACAGAAACTTGATACAAAGTGTTTAATTTCAATAGACAACGTTATACAATCTCCAATTCTCAGTAATACTGGTACAGCGACTACAACAGAGAATACAATGTTAAATCGTGAGGTGCGATTTGCAGATATAAGAGGTTTTAGTCAATATGATTTGATACAAATAGGAAGTGAAATACTAAGAATACAAGTTATTGGTTTTGGAACCATGTCCAATAATGTCTTGTTAGACAGGGCATGGATGGGTACATTTGAAGAACCACACTCAGGAAATGCAACAGTAACATTATTAAAAGGTGATTATAATATCAGAGAAAATAAAATACATTTTGCTGATGTTCCTTTTGGTGGAACAAGACAAAAAATAGGTGTATCATCAGCTTCTGTGGATGTGGGAGCAGGTGTATTCACTGCTTTGACGGAAATATTTGATACTGGCACACAAGTGAAACTAAGATCACTTACTCCCCCCGCACCACTCACAGGAAATAGAGATTATTATATTATAAAAAATGCAACTAATAACTTCTCCTTTGCCGAAACACAAGGTGATGCACTTACAGGAGTAGCAATCACTCTCACATCATCTGGTATAGGAACACATAATTTGCTTGTTGCTGATGTAGTGGAGGGATCTGAGTTTCAGGGAAGATCTTTTATAAGGTCTGATTACACAGGTAATTTTCTACTAGATGATATATCCACAGGATTCACAGGTATTGGTAAGACATTTACCATGAAATCTGGTGGTAGTAATATAACTGGTATCAATACTGACTTTGGTGTCATACTCCTCAATAACACATTTCAAAAGCCTGGCACTGACTACAATTATAATGAGGTTGGTGGTGCCACTTCAATTACATTCACTGGTAATAATAT